TTCATGTTTAAACCTACCGACCCTTCTGGCAAATTTAGAACTCTAGCTGTTATCGTTTTAAGAGAACACTGAAAATGCTTCTTTAATAAGTAACTTACAATAATATCATCCCCTCGTTTAGGATAACCTATTTTTTCTATTTGAGGTTTAATCTCATCTAAACTATCTTGCTTTACTAGAATGGCTGACCCAACTAAAAAGTCATTATCGGCATCTATACACCAGTTATCTTTTAAGTCTTCATATTTTTCTGCTTGTAAGACGTTTGATTTACCATAGATACCTATCATCACCTGTCTCTTTTTTCGCATCCGTAATATGGTTCGCTTATCAATTAAAATATCATCATCTAGAACTAACTTATACTTTTCTGGATAGTCATAACATCTAACCCATCTTTCCATACAATAGTAGTTTTTATCATTGTTAATTACTTCTACAGGCTGACCAACATAAGGAAAAGGTTCATTAGGATTGTTATTTACCACTGTAATCGGAAAATGATCTTTATAAGTGTTTATAATTGTATTAATATTTTTTGGACGTTTATAGTTTAATACTATAATTCTAATATCGTTATGCATAAATAGATATATTACTCATCTTAGAGTGCGTATAAATAGCATATCTTACTGCATCACAAGGGTGAGATGACCAATCATGAATTGGTTTAGGTGTTTCAGTATTAGGATTCCACCTATAAGTACTCATTGCTGAAAAAGTATGACTAGCTCCAAGGGTATCAAAATATAAGTTATCATTTTCAATTAATACTTGAATATAACTAATACCATCATTTACAGACTTTATAGCATTCTCAGTATAGATATCATAATCATATGCAAAATCTGCTTTCACCTGTTGAGCTGCGGAATCAATATAAATTTGATCTATTCCCCACTCATCCATTTTTTCTTGAATAGCAGCTGCCAGTTCTGAAGTTGTTGACTCTTTAGATACATACTCATCAATAATATAATAAGACTGACCATCAAACCCAATAACCACGAATACATTCTCATCTCTGTACCCCACGTCTAATCCACCAATTACCTCAGAAAATCTTTCTCCTACGTATTCGCCAATGTGCCTATCTTCATCAAGTGCTTCGTAAATCTGTGATTCAGTTGTTGTCCACTCACACTCATACTCTTGAGAAAAAAGAGCCCTTGATATTGATTTTTTAGCCTCTTGAATGTCTTTTTCGGAAAGCAAAGGATTGGATCTCCAAGTAAACAACCCAGAACCCCATTCAGGATATTCTTGATCATCTCCTCTTAAATAGTAAGAGTATAAATAATTACCCTTACCTCTAGGAGTAGAAATCCATAAACACCGTGAGTCTTTAAACGTTGATAGTGCAGGTCTAAGATCACGAGTAAAATATTCATCATTTGGGATGATTGCTGCTTCGTCCACTATTAACAAATTTGCAGCTCTTCCAACTAACGAGTCTCTGTTATTAGCTGATAGCAGCCTAAACACAGATCCATTAATTAATTTAACTACTTTGTCTTTTTGATTAAATCTATCAACTTCGATCTCAAGCTGCTTTATTAAATCAGTAACGTAGTCCCATATAATAGAGGAAAGAGAAAAGTTAGGTGCGACCACCATTACTTGCTGACCTGGCTCTAAAAGCTTGGCAAAAGCTAATATAGCTGCAGCATATGATTTACCAGTTCGTCTAGCAGCAATGTGGACAAAAAAACGATGGTTATTAAGTCCTTCTATCATCGCTTTTTGCGACTCATTAAATTGAACAGGAGTAGGAAGCTTAGTTAGTAATTTATCAACGTTTAGGCGGAAAAAATTATTATTCATTTAGGTAATACATTAATTATTGTTACAACTAAAGCTACCACAGAAGTTACTATTCCACCTATCCACATTAAAGTTTTTAATGACGTTCTACCTTGATTTGCTAATTCAGAAACTTGATCAACTTTAGAATGTACAGATTTTAACTCGTCTTTAAGCTCTGATATAGCCATTATAATCTGACTATATCGTTCTTCACACACTGCCTCGTGCGCAGAAATATTTGCTTTATTTGATTGAGAACGTTCATGTAAGCTAGTGATGTCTTTTTGAATCTGATTAAGTTCTCTAGTACTATCATTCATTGTCACTCCACATACTGACTTTGTTTTGAATACCACACAGCTATTGTATATCTTGGATGCTTTTCAACGGTTTTAACACCGTGTATATGATCAGACCCAGATGGAAAAATTATTAAAGAACCTTTTTTAGGTTTAACTTCAAAGTCTAACTTAGGAAAATAAATTTCTCCACCCTCATACTGATCATTTAAGTAAAATATTCCAGAATAGTCTCTGTAGGCTGTCGGGTGAGGAGGATCTTTTAAGTCTTCTAAGTGTTCCTCTGGCCAACTATTATCAGAATGTACACTCATACTATCACCAGGAAACCATCGTGTCAATTCTGTATTCTCAGGAAAACAGTATTCGCCGTAATGCTCAATAATTTCTTTTTGACCCAAAAAGCGGGCATAATTTAGGGCTCTTTCTACGCCTCTAAAAGGTGATTGCATAGAACGATGTAATACTTTAAAGGAGAGAGTTTTATTCTTAAATTGAGGGATAGCCTGGATTTCATCATTTTTAAACGCATTTGGGTTTTGATAAATGAAAGCATTTAAAAAGTCACAAGTAGCTTCAGGTAATATGTCTAATACTACTTTAGGAAGAGGAATATTTGACATTATAATTATCCTATACTAGGAGGAAATGCAATACCGGGTATACTCTGACCACCCTCAGCCTCTTCAAGCTTGGATTTTGTTATATTTTCTTGGATCAATTCGTACCTATCAGGTCCAAAAAATATTTCTGCTGTTAAAGGAATTTCTATCCTAGAATTATCCTCGCACACGAAGTAACGAGAATATCCAGAATCTACTAAACCATCTTCAATAACGTTATTGATTGTTTTTTTAAAAGGAGATCCTTTTAATCTATAATTTACAACATAACTTTTCATCATTGCCCCCTCTGGCTAAATTATGTCTTAATTATAAAGTTTACAACACTAGATGGCAAGGTCGCACTCAAAGCAGGGATGGTCAATGCTGGAATAGATAATCCTGGAATACTATGATTGTGATTCTCAACAGTTAATGAAGGAATCGTAAGAGCAGGAATAGATAGCCCGGGAACAGACAGTCCAGGAACAGACAGTCCAGGAATAGACAAGCCAGGAATAGTGTGAGTATGGCCTGAATTACTTACGCTTGTTACTGCAGTACCTGTTGCAGAGTCTTTAGCTGAGGTGGCAAAAGTTCCAGTTCCAACCGAAAGTGAGTTAGTAGTTGATCCTGTAGTGCCTCCACCAGTAGTTCCTGTGCCGGTAGTACTTGTGCCCGTAGTCCCAGTACCTGTAGTGCCTGTACCTGTATTTGAGGCTGTTGTAGCCGCTGTAGAGTTTCCAGATGTTCCAGTTCCTGTAGTTCCAGTTCCTGTATTTGAAGCACCAGTATTAACTACAGAAGAAGCAGCTGCAGCACCAGTCTCTGTACCTAGACTTGAGTTGTTTGTACCTTTACCTAGGGGGACTCTGTCTTGTAAATCGGGAAGACCAAAAGTGGTTGAACCGTCACCAGCTCCATAGGCGGTACCAATTACAGCAAATAGTCGTGCGTAGGTAGTTCTTGAAACATTAGAGCCGTCACACAAAAGATAATTTCCTGGTATACTAGCTCCACCAAACGGAAGAATAGCGCCAGCAGGAATTATTTCAAAACCACCGGCTTGTGATCCGTCATGTACGCGAATGTTATCGGTATCTGTATCAATAGATAACTCACCAACAACACCAGTAAATGAGTTGTTTTGTGCAGTTGTGCCCCTTCTAAATTGTAATTGAGTAGGCATATTGTTTTCTCCTTATTAAGTTAGTGCACCCAAATCTTGATTTTGTTCTGAGCCGACGGGTGATGTTAGCATATCAAAAGTTGTTAAGCCAGCAGTGGCCTGTCCAAATGCGTCTGTAGCAGCATTAGCTGCATCTAGTAATCCATAGTCTCCAGTTGGAAACGTAGTAACTGATGAACCAGATGACTGACCAGATCCATCCGCAAAAATTATCTGACCAGAGGTTAATCTTAAATTACCGCCTACAACTAATGTATCACCTTGAGAAGGATTAGTATTAGATATAGCAATTGTACTACCTACTAGTAAGTTGCCTGTAGAAGCACCACCAATCTGCACTGTTGCATTATCTTGTAACTCAAACTTATTACGAGCATCTAGTCCAAGACCGCCCATAAATGCAGAAACTTTTACACTCATAATAACCTTTCTATCATACTATTAAAATTTGGTCAAATTTAAAAATATACAGAGAGTATATCATCATTTTGCTTACCCGCCAAATTTTAAGTCAAAGCTCCTAAATCTTCGGTCGCTAACTGGCCTGAAGGAGTATCTCTCATATCAAAAATTGTTAAATCTGCTACAGCTAATCCAAAAGCGTCTGTAGCTGCATTAGCGTCATCAAGCAATCCAAAGTCTCCGGTTGGGAATGTTCCAGTAGCAGATGCAGCAATACCGGCTGCTAAAGATTCTAAATTAGAGTTTAAGTTTTGATCTAATCCATCTAAGAACGCAAGTTCTGTTGAGGTGATAGCTGAAACTGCGACTTTACCTGATCCATCTGAAACAAGTGCTCGTGAAGCTGTGAGATTAGTATCATCAATTGTAGTAGCTGCACCTGTAATAGTTGCTTGTTTTGCATTTAACTGCGTTTGGATAGCGGAGGTGACACCATCAAGATAACCAAGTTCTGTAGCAGTAACAGCCGATACAGCTACCTTACCTGACCCATCAGAGGCTAATGCACGAGAAGCTGTTAAGTTACCTGTAGTAATGGTTGATACTGCTCCAGCAATGTTAGCTACTCTCCTTGACTCAACAGCCGCTGCATTAGAAGATACTGTATCTATCTGAGAAGTAAGTGCAACTGTGCCGGTCGCATCAGGTAGTGTGATTGTTCTATCACTAGTAGGTGATCCAGGTGTTACGGTTATAGTCTGCTCATTAGCTCTAAACTGTAAATCGACACTATTTAATCTTACAGGTTGAGTACTAAACAGAGTTGGATTTGCACCTTTAAGAGCTAATCTGTCTTCTAAGGTACCGTTAGTCATCACTTTGAAGAACATGTTACCGTCTTCAGTGCCATCACTTACATCGTTAGCACGAGTCTGGAAACTAGCATAGACAGTCTCTTCAGCTGCATCGTTCTTACCTTTGAAGACAAAAGTTCCTAAAAGGTCATTATTAGCAGGGCTTGAGGAATCTCTTACTAACGCAAGCTCAGGATTATTTTCAGCTCCTGCACTAGTAGAAGTAATCGTCACATTACTAGTAAAATTGTTGGCCCCTGCTGAGTCTAATTTAGCATCTAACTGAGTTTGGATAGCAGAGGTAACACCATCAAGATGTCCAATTTCAGTAGCTGTGACTGCTGATACAGAAACTTTACCTGATCCGTCTGATACTAGTGCTCTAGAGGCGGTTAAGTTACCTGTAGTAATTGTAGAGACTGCACCAGCAATGTTATTAGTGCGTCTTGTCTCTACTGCTGAAATGTCCGTTGCATTTTGAGCAACATTATCTTGTACTACATCTACATTAGCGTTAAGTCTAGTATAGGTGATATAGTCATTAGAAGCTGCTGTAGCTGCGTTAGAGGTTATTCTAGCTTGAAGTGCTGTATCTTCATTGCTAAATGCTGTTACATTTGTAGACAGTCTAGACTGTAAAGCTACATCTTCAGCCGCAAGTGCGGTAGCGTTAGCGTTAGAAGAAGTCCCAAAGTTATCAACTGTTGTAGTAAGCGTTGCAACGTTGTCTTGTACTACGTCTACATTAGCATTAATTAAGGTGTAAGTAGCAAAATCATTAGCTCTAGCAGAGAAAAGGGTTGCAGAGTCGTTGGCTTGAAGTTCTACGCCGCCCGCAAAAACTGCAGGAGCTATAATAGCGTTTTGTGAGTTTAAAGTACCATCATAATGAACATTAGCTACATAAGACCCGCCTGCAACAAAATTAATATTTGCCCCAGAATCATCAAATATAATACCTGTGTTTTCTGAGGCTCTTAAACCTACATGAACTCTATTAAGATTTACAGGAGAAGCAATGTGTATAGCGTTCGCGTGTAAGTCCATGAAAGATTCAATTGCAATTATTGTGTTTGTGTCAGGAGTTTGAGTACGTACAAAAATCACACCATCTTCGCCTAGATGGTCTCCGATAAACACATTACCTTTGTTACCTCTGTTTATGAGCAGTCCAGAATCTGTAGCTGGAGCATCACCAGGAGCTAATTCAGCTGAAAGTTCAATAAAGTTGTTATCAACTGTTGCGCTTTGAACACCTAAATCAACTTGTGCGCCTGTTACAATCAATGAGCCAGAAATAGTAACATTATCAGTAAAGGTAACAGGGGCTGAGAACGGAGTGGTGCCGTCAGTAATGTTTGCTACATTATCATTAGTTACGTCTAAATTAGCGTTTACTCTTATTTCCGAGGCTACGATTCCAGAGGCTAGAGCTACAGCATTAGAGTTGGATGATGTACCAAAGTTATCAACAGTTGTAGTAAGCGTTGCAACATTATCTTGTACTACATCTACGTTGGCGTTTAGTCGTGTATATGTTATAAAGTCATTTGATGCCGCTACAAGAGCGTTAGCTGCAATTCTGGTTTGTAAAGCTGCATCTTCGTTAGTAAATGTTGTAACGTTAGTAGCAAGACGTGCCTGAATAGCCACATCCTCTGCTGCTAAAGCTACTGCATTAGCATTAGAAGAAGTCCCAAAGTTGTCTACAGTTGTGGTAAGAGAACTAACATTATCGTTTGTAATATCTAAGTTAGCATTTAAACGAGTCTCAGTACCTGTAGCTGTATCAACTGTTGATAGCGTAGCAATTTCTGATGCAAGTGCCGCAGCATTAGCAACAGTAGAAAAGGTTGTATTAGAGTAGGAACCAAGTGAATCTACATTAGAACGAACAAGAACAACGTTGGCTTCAGCTGCTACAACATTATCTTGAACTATATCAAGATTAGCATTTAAACGAGCTTCAGTATCAGCAGCTGTTCCAACAGTTACTGACGCAACATTATCTTGAACTAAGTCAATATTAGCCTGTAATCGAGTATAGGTAGCAAAGTCGTTTGAAGCTGCTACGAGTGCGTTAGCAGCAATACGCGCTTGAAGAGCTGTGTCCTCATTGGTAAAGATGTTAACATTTGTAGTAAGACGAGACTGTAAAGCTGCATCTTCGTTAGTAAAGGCAGTAACATTTGTTGAAAGTCTACTCTGTAATCCTTCAAGTTCAGCCGAAACGTTAGCTACACCACCTTGACTAGGTGTTGTAACATTAGCCTGTTCACCTGAGGCACCTGTGATAGAAATACCTTCTTCTCCAAGAGCGGAAATAGAAACTGCACCAATCTGAAGAGTACCAGGACCGATGTACACATCTTTCCATACCTTGTCAGGTGCGCCTAGAGAAAATATGTTGTTTTGAGAAGGTTCTACATTGGCAGTATTAATTACAACATTAGAATCAGTGTTATAAGTAAAAAATGTATTGTCTGAACGACGAGTTTCAAGAGCAGTTACGTTAGATTGAACTGTATTAACATTTGCTATAAGAGCTACAATATTACTTTCAGCTGATACTACGTTATCTTGTACTGAGTCAGTTAAGAGTAGAGTCGTAAAATTTGATGTGATATATGAATTTTGTGCAGCAACATTGTCTTGGACAATATCAAGATTTGCATTTAAGCGAGTCTCGGTATCTGCTGCGGTGCCTACAGTCACAGATGCAACATTATCTTGTACTAAATCAATATTTGCTTGAAGACGTGTATAGGTTACAAAGTCGTTGGCATCAGAAATACCAACCTGTAAATCTGAGATCGCTACTTTTTTAGTTTGATCAACATTAATATCAACGATCGGAAGCACATCGTTGGAAGCTAGGTCTACTCCAGCGATGGCAGTAAGATCAGTAATTTTTACGTTTGCCATTTGTTATCCTTCGAAAGAATCTCTAATTCTCATATTAGATCATATCCTAAAAAGACCGTCAATAATTAAAATATTACGAAGTTTGTCTCTGTGTCAGAAGACCTCTACCATCTTGGGTTGTAATTCCATCAGCTGCTTGTGTTTCAATCACATCGCCTGAAGTATCAAAGTCTTGTTCAAGAACCAATATTTGTAGCGGATTTTGATTAAGACCAATAAACAATCCATCTTGCGTTGTAAGCGGGTCTAAAACATCAATAAAATCAGCGGATACAGGAGCTTCTTGAGTAACAACAAACTCTCCTCGCTGAGACAGAATTGGATTTCCGTCTTGTGTGAGAAGATTAAAAAAGTTTGTATCAACAGCAGCCTCACCAAACGTTCTTCTAAGTGAGGTGATGGATAGAGCTAGACGTAAGGGCATTAGATGCGCTCACTTACGTAGACAGTTCCCCCAGTTGAAACTTGAATTACAGCTAAGAATCTCTCTTCACGCTGATTAATGTCTGTCCCAAGCCCTAAATCATAAGGTACGCCACTAGGAACGAAGTGAGAGGTTGATTGATTTGCCTCAACTGAGCTACCACCAATTTCCACAAATACATCTTGAGTAGAATACACAGTGATAACACGAGTAGTCTCTGCAAATGCTGTAGAGCGAGCACTAGCACCAGAAGAAACGATCTGTTGACCTCCATTAGGCTTTAAACTTAACACAGGAATTGAGACGTTTGCGTCATCTTTTGGTTGTTTTGACATATTATCTCCTTTGTTTAAATTTGTTCGTTGACCCAACTAATATATGCCCTAAGAGCCCCAAAACCTTGGAATTGACGGAGCTTGCGGTCTGTCATTGTTCTATCTTTGCGCGAAGCGCCGCGAGATTTTTTTCTCGTTCTCGACTAGGTGTTCGATTCGCTTCGTGTTCTTTGTACAGTTCGACAAGTTCTCGAACCCACTCATCTGAGTACGTGGGGACGCCCCACCCTGCCTCTACTCTGTGCCTATACCAATCACCTAGAGTCAAAACGAACGCTTCTTCCAAAAGTGAACTGTGAGATAGTGATTCTCAGTGTAGAGTGTTTTACAACCATAGCCCTCTTCAGGCTTGTAGATGCGGGTTCCATCTCCATCATACTCCCAGACTCGCTGATCAGGGTCAATCTCTTTTAGCTTAAGATCACTCTCTGTTTTCATGTTCGATCCTCCAAAATCTGTCTGATTCCATCAGTGGTAGTATGCGTAAATAAACACGGAACAACCGCGTGAATTAAACAAGCACAAACGTATCCTTGCAGACGTATAGCAACCCATAAGGCACTCCACAAGTGCTTTAGAGGGCTTTCACCTACCTCGCTTAAATGTGCTCGACACCTTTTCGAAATCATTACAACTGTTCCTTTACTTTTCTACTAACCAACTTGCGTATCCCTCTTGCTCTTCTACAATAGTTAATTCTAAGTTATGTCGTTGAACAAACGCATCAACAGCATCAATTGTTGGTTGATAACGTTTGTCATAGTCATGTCCTGAAAAAATACCCCCAGGAGATAGTTTCGGCCACCAGTCTTCAAGAGTGCCTCCAGCTTCTTGACCTGTGTGAGCGTATCCATCAATGTAAATAAAGTCAAATGTGCTATCTTCGAAATGTCCACACAAAGACGCAAATGTACCTCTTAAAAATTCATAACGTCCTGAATCAATTTCATCTTTCATCAAAATTAGCATGTCTCTCATCTCTCGGTGGTCGTGATGGTCTTTATATCGGTCTATTCCGTATACCTTTGAGAGAGGAGATAAATCACAAATTGACCGAGAGAAAATTCCTTTTGCTACTCCTAGCTCTACTCCAACTCCTCCGTCTTTCAATGTAGGTAATATTGTACACCGATTGGAGTTCTTCATTATTCCATAAGATCTTTCATGAGTTTGTCATAGTTGTTGATCTGCACAGCTACCGCAGGTCCCTGCGTTTTAGGCTTTAAAGAGGTTTCCACTTCTTGAAGATGTTTCATCCAGTCGAGTAGATCCTTTTTCGAGTAGATGCCTGTCTCCATTGCTTCTTGAATCTTTTGGTCTATCACCTGATTGATAAGATTGATGCGCTTAATACGATTAAGATATCCTTGCGTAGCAAACACTGAATCAATATAGTTCTTTACCTCTTTCTTTTCAATCACTGCGGTGACTCGATCCTCTGAGATACCATACTCTTCAGCAATTTGATCTACTCCTTTGCCCGATAAATAATCGTTAGCGAGCGCCAGAATCACAGGATCAAGAGCTGGAGCTTCAAGAGTACGATTGAGTGCGTCTACTGTTGTTGTTATTGATTTTGTCATACATTCACCTCATAGGTTAAAAGTGCTTCTAAGTCTGCAATGCCATACGGCGCGAACAATCCTTCATCAGTTCTAAAAGACACTACATCAAGACTCTCTACTCCGAGAGATCGTTGAGAGGGAGTGAAGAGATCTAAAGCGTCTTCTATTTCTTCTCCAAGCTCTTCAGCTACTCCAATAATCTCTCCAGAGTCTCCGTCATGACAGTAGGCTCTAATTAGAAGTGTGAGCGTAGCGAGCTTGCGTCCGTCTCCGCGGTGAATTCTCACCTCACCTTGTGGAAGAAAAGTAATCGCGGGAAAGTCATTGACTTCGTCAAGCACGTGGTACTGCTTGTCGATATTATCGACTAGTGCAGAGGTATTGTCGGCTAAATGTGTGACTAAAGCGTCTAAAATGTCTGTTCTTCGTGTTGCCATACTGCACCTATAATTTCATCTACTGATCTAAATTTTAATAACACTTGATTATATGTTACAGATCGATTTTTATTTTTACGTACCCACCATTTAAAAATATATCTTTTAAGTTTAG